GACCAGATGTTCGGAGGCAAGTACCCTGTTGTGTCTATTCGTAATGGTGCTCATGGTGCAGCGGCTGATTGTCGCAAGGCGTATGACTTTCTCGACAACTTCGACAACATCATATTATGTTTCGATAACGACGACCACGGTAGGGCAGCGGCGGTGGAGTGTGCCGATATATTCGGAGGCAAGGCACGTATCTACCAACACGGTAAACACAAGGATGCCTGTGACTACCTAGTCAACGGTGACAAAGACGACTTCGTAAAGAGGTGGTGGGCAGCAAAGACGTACACTCCTGATGGTATGACCATGATAGGCGAGCTACGTGAGGAACTTAAAATCCCGTTGGCAGAGGCAGAGGTACGTTATCCCTACAAAGGTCTCGACGATATGACGTATGGTATTCGACCGGCAGAGTTAGTCACAATCTGTGCTGGATCTGGACTCGGTAAGTCTACGTTCATGCGGGAGCTAGTGTTCTCTATCCTTGGACAAACAACAGAGAGGATAGGTCTAGCTTTCCTAGAAGAGACACCGAACCGTACTGCCAGAGGACTAATAGGACTACAACTCAACAAGCCAATACATATACCTAACTGCGATTACTCCCCTGAAGAGGTTGATCGTGTGTTCGATATGTTGAATCTTGATGATCGTGTTGTGCTGTGGGAGGCATGGGGTTCCAACCAAATAGAAAACGTGCTGGCTAGATTCAGGTATCAAGTTAAGGTTCTGGGTGTTCGGTATATTATTCTTGACCACATATCCATTCTTGTTTCTGACCAAAGCAATGGTGATGAACGCAAGGCATTGGACGAGATAATGACCAAGCTAGGTATGTTCTGTCAGGAGATGCAGATAAGTATGTTTGTTGTGTCTCACCTTAAACGCCCTGAAGGTAAGGGACATGAAGACGGTGCGTACACTAGCTTAGGACAGCTACGTGGATCAGCAGCAATAGCACAGCTATCTGATATGGTGCTAGGACTAGAGCGTAATGCTCAGGCTGAAGATGAAATGGTGCGAAATACTACCAATGTCAGGGTATTAAAGAACCGTTACAGCGGACAGACTGGACCTGCCACATCTTTAATGTATAATAAAGACACAGGAAGATTAGTGGAGATCATAACGTGAGATGCGCGGCTTGTGACAAAGTACTTAATAACTACGAGCTAACTAAAAAGTATAGTGGGTCACAGCAGTTCGTAGATCTTTGCAATGAATGCAGTAAGTATGTAGTAGAAGACGATGTTGCTATCGAAGGTAACATTAACTTTGCTAGTCTGTCTGATCTTGAGGAGGAGAATTATGTCGAAGATAGGACGATGGATTATTACACAGGAACAGAATACGGAGACGATGAGTTATGACGGACTCGAAAGAGAACGAAGGGATCTTGCCTATTACGAATACAGTGTTCTTGGATATAGAGACGGATGGCTTGAATCCCACTATGATTCATTGCGTTGTTACCAAGCGACCAAACGAGGTGAGCTTAGTACATACATCTAGGGATCAATTACTTCGCGAGCTACGTAAGGGAGGTAAAGTAGTAGGACATAATGTTATAGGCTATGACCTACCTGTGCTTCAAAGATTGTGGAACATACAAATACCACAAGAAAAGGTGATCGATACTCTTGTTCTTTCTACGTTGTTTCATTTTGACATAGACAAAGGACACAGCCTTGCTATGTGGGGACAGAGGCTAGGCTTCCCTAAAGGTGACCACACTGACTGGAGTGAGCTGTCCGAGGAGATGATCGAGTACTGTAAGCGTGACGTGGACGTGACAGAAAGACTGTATACTGCGCTGTGTACTCAGTTAATGCTGCGTGGATTCTCTGAGCATTGCATACAGCTAGAACATTCAGTAGCTTTTATATGTAAAGAACAAGAAGTCAATGGGTTTTGTTTTGATAAACAACAAGCAGAGAAGCTAAGCAAAGAACTAAACGATAGGATGCAGAGGATCGAGAGAGATCTACAAGAAGTGTTCCCACCTATAACGGAGGATAGAGGTCATGGTAAGCACGGCAAGAAACTCAAAGACAAAGTTACGGTATTCAATGTCGGTTCAAGACAACAAATTGCAGATAGGCTTGCTAGTAAGGGCGCTAGATGGGAGGAACTCACTCCGTCAGGAAAACCAAAGGTTGATGAAGCAACGCTTAAAAAGCAGGATCACATTCCAGAAGCAAAGATTATCTTGCGTTATCTCCTCTGCCAGAAAAGAGCCAGCCAAGTTGACTCGTGGCTTAAAGCAGTTACCGAAGATGGATTTATCCACGGACGAATCAGGCACATTGGTGCAGTCACTGGGAGGATGTCACATTCAAATCCCAATCTGGCTCAAGTCCCTGCTGTAGGCGCTGAGTACGGTAAAGAGTGTAGGTCTTTGTTCAAAGCATCAGAAGGCAAAGTACTAGTAGGTGCTGATGCCAGTGGTCTAGAGCTTCGTATGCTGGCGCACTACATGGACAGTCAAGACTACACAAAAGAACTTCTTGAAGGAGATATACACACGCTTAACCAAGAACTGGCTGGTCTACAAACAAGAGCGCAAGCAAAGACATTTATCTATGCTTTTCTTTATGGTGCTGGTGCTGAAAAGATAGGAAGAATACTAGCTCCTGATTCTGAAAGTCAGGCTGCGTCTTCAGCAGGTAATAAGATAAGAAACAAGTTCTTACAAAGAGTACCTTCTTTGAAGGATCTAAAAGACAAGGTAACTAAGGAGGCTGAGACTGGTTACATAAAAGGCTTAGACGGAAGAGTACTGAGGGTACGCTCAGCACATTCCGCTTTGAACACTCTGCTACAGGGGGCAGGTGCTGTTGTAATGAAAGAAGCAATCGTTATACTTTACGATCTACTTTCCAATGTTGACTTTAAACTGGTGGCTCAGGTGCATGATGAATGGCAGATAGAGTGTAATCCAGAGGAGGCAGAATTCGTTGGACGTAGCTGTGTAAATGCTATGGTGTTTGCTGGTGAATCCCTGAAACTTAACTGTCCTTTGGGCGGTGAATTCAAGATTGGTAATAGTTGGGCAGACACCCACTAGAACAATCTAAAATCCGTGGTATAATAGTAGTGGTAAAACAAACTAGGAGAAGTAACTATGAGTAACGAAGCTAACGTAATGGTCGCATGTGAGTTGTATTATCCTTTTCTTACCCATAAGAATCAGATGGCTGAAAAGTACACAGTAGACTTAGCTTGTTTATCAGAGGCAGCAGTGACTGCATTAGAAGACATGGGACTCAGCGTCAACAACAAAGGCGATGACCGTGGCTACTACATTACGTGTAAGTCTAAAAACAAATACAAGGCATTCGAGATTGATGGTCGTGAGATCGGTCTTAAGGGACGCACTGCAACCAGCGACACAGATGACACTGAGTCAGGTGTTGTTGTAGGCAACGGCTCTAAGGCTAAGTGCCTTGTATCGTACTATGACTGGGAATACAACAAGAAGAAAGGTCGCTCGGCTACACTGCGTCGTATTGTAATCGAAGATCTAGTAGAGTACTCACCTAGCTATGAAGTAGAGAATGCTTTGTGATACTCATTGACGGTGACATGCTCGTTTATCGTGTTGGTTTTGCTTGTGATGAAGAGAGTGAGAAGACAGCTACCCGTACTATGGGTAACTACATCTCAGAAATGCTTACTGATCTAGCAGACCACTACCCTAAACACAGAGTATTCCTCACCGGAAGAAGCAATTTCAGGGACGAAGTTGCTACTTCTCAGCCTTACAAAGGAGACCGCCCTCCACGTAAGCCTGTGCACAAGGATGCCCTACGGGATTACTTGGTGAATAAATGGGGCGCGTCTGTGTCTGAGAATAAAGAGGCAGATGATGACATCGCAATAGCTGCTGCTACAGTAGATTACGACTGCATCATCTGTTCTTTAGACAAAGACTTCAAACAGATTCCGTGCCGTCTCTATGATTACACTAAGAAGAAGTTAACCACAGTTAACCAAGAGGAAGCAGAACTATGGATATATAAGCAAGCCTTAATGGGTGATCGTGTTGATAACATACTAGGTGTAAAAGGAATAGGACCAAAGAAAGCAGACAAACTAATTGATCCCTGCACTTCTGAGTCTGAAGCCTTTGATGTATGTCTAAAAACATACGAAGAAAACGACCTAGACAGAGATAGGCTGGTAGAGAGCTTGACTCTACTGTATCTTTTACGTTCAGAGGACGATAAATACAATGTCCCAAATGAAACAGAGTGAGATACGAGACTACAGGCTACGTCAACTACGAAGGCAAAGATACATCTGCCCTTTGTGTAAAGAACGGTGTGAGCCTGAAGAGTCAGCACTTGACCACTGCCATAGCACAGGACATGTACGCAAGGTACTGCACAGATCGTGCAACGCAGCGGAAGGTAAGATACTTCACTGGGCTAAACAACGGAGCAGAGGCGATGACCCTGTTGCTTTTCTTACTAACTTATTGAAGTACTGGGCTAAGGACTATACTTCTAATCCTATTCACCCTACACACGGTAGACCTGTAAAGCGAAAGCGTAGGAGAAAACAATGACCGGAACTAGACATCTTGTGATCCCTGACACACAGATAAAACCTAACCAAACAGCAGAGCACATGACATGGGCAGCACGTTATGCCGTTGCAACAAAGCCCGATGTGATTATCCATCTAGGGGATCACTGGGATATGCAATCGTTGTCTAGCTATGATGTAGGAAAGAAATCATTTGAGGGTCGTCGTTATTCTGAGGATGTAGCAGCAGGTAACGAAGCTATGGATATGTTTATGTCCGTAATAAAAGAAGAACAGAAACGGTTACGTGAAGGTAAACGTAAACTGTGGAAGCCTCGTATGGTATTTACTATAGGTAACCACGAATACCGCATCAACAGAGCAGTAGAGAATGACGCTAAACTAGAAGGACTCATGAGTTATGAAGATCTTAATCTCAAGGGTTGGGAAGTTTATCCGTTTCTTCAGCCGGTTGTTGTTGATGGTGTTGCTTATTGCCATTACTTTACTAGCGGGGTCATGGGTAGGCCAGTCAGCAGTGCAAAGCTTTTACTCCAAAAGAAACATATGTCAGCAGTTATGGGACACGTGCAAGACAGAGACATTGCATTCGACCGAGACGCATCAGGAAAAAGAATGACAACTTTGTTTGCTGGTATATTTTACCAACATAACGAAGAGTACCTGAACCCACAAACGAATGGATCATGGTCTGGACTCTGGATGTTTAACGAAGTCCAAGACGGAGCGTTTGACGAGATGCCTATATCTATGTCGTATCTTCGGAGGAAGTATGGCTAAGACCTTTGACGAACTGCTTGAATACATAGCAGATAACATAGACGAGATAACAATCATGGAGACGTTAGAGCTAACCAGTGAAGATCTTGTAGAAAGATTCTGTGATAAAATAGAAAAAGTAAAACACAAGTTCGAGGATTTATAATGACTACTAAGTGTGATCGTAATGTTTCATATGGTAACTCAATAGATGACGCTACGCCAGAGGATTGGAACAAGAACCGCAAAGGTCGCTGGTTTACAGAGGCAGAACTAGAGCGAGTCAAAGGAGCCGACCCTGTTTCACGACCGGATCACTACAACACTGGTGCGATAGAGGCCATAGAAGCAATCAAAGCATCTATGCACCCGCAAGAGTTCAAGGGTTATCTCAAAGGTAACTGCATGAAGTATCTATGGCGGTACGAATACAAGGGCAAGCCAGTTGAAGACCTTCGTAAATGTCGCTGGTATCTTGAGAAGCTGATTGAGGAGAACTTATGAAGGTCGTAGAAGGTAACTTCGGTAAGCCAACAGAGAACGAGACCACAGCTTCTGAGATGTTCCAACTATTAGCTAACTACTGCGCAGAGGAAGAGTCAAAAGGCGCTGAGATACAAGCTGTGGTTGTGACGTTTATCGAAGGTGAAGCACTCGCTGTAGCTTCAACTGTTAACTACCCTGACGGTGCTTATATGTTACTATCAATGGGCAAGGACAGCATCATGGAAGGGATACTAGGAGGAGGAGACCCAGAGTACGAATGACACTTTCATAAAGTATCTATAAATAATACTTTTCGCAAGTAAAATCATTAAACAATTAGAGGGAAGATAATGGACGCATATCATGAGAATGGATGTTAATGTAGTAAAACAGAAAACTCAGTTGATAGTGAGATCGCCTAAAGGGGTGTTATATAAACTCGTAGGAGACACGCTGCAAATAGGCGACTACTCAAACAACGTGTTAATAGAAATCCGCGATGCGAAGCAAGCAATAAATGCACTACTCAGAAAGCAAAAGGAGGTGGAGAGTGATAACCCCTTGTGTTAGTCAGTGTAGGCTAGTCAACGAACGCTGTGTTAGCTGCAAGAGAACACGTCAAGAGATATCACAGTGGTCACGCATGAACGAAGACGACCGCAAGAAGATCATCAAACAACTAGAGGAACGCTAATGGACGCATATCAACAATACATACACAAGTCTCGGTACGCACGTTACTTGCCTAAAGAGCAGCGCCGCGAGAACTGGGACGAAACAGTAGCGCGTTACGTTAACTACTGGGTAGACAAGGGTAAGCTAGAAGAAGCAGACGCTAAAACGATAACCAAAGAGATCGAAGCACTCAACGTCATGCCTTCGATGCGAGCGTTGATGACAGCAGGTGAAGCCCTCGACCGTGATAACGTAGCTGGATTTAACTGTAGCTACCTACCTATAGATCACCCTAAAGCGTTTGATGAAATGATGTACGTACTTATGTGCGGCACAGGTGTTGGCTTCAGTGTTGAACGCCAGTACATATCTAAACTACCTGAAGTAGCGGAGGATTTCCATGCCACGGAGAGTGTTGTACATGTCGCGGACAGTAAAATTGGATGGGCAAAGGCATACCGAGAGCTTATTGCCATGCTCTATACAGGTCAAGTGCCAAAGTGGGATACAAGCAGAGTACGACCTTCTGGTGCAACCCTCAAAACCTTTGGCGGCAGAGCGTCTGGCCCAGAACCTCTTGAGGATTTGTTCCGCTTCACCGTTGAAGTCTTTCGGGCAGCTTCTGGACGAAAGCTTAGTTCCATCGAGTGTCACGATCTCTGCTGTAAGATTGCGCAGATCGTCGTTGTCGGAGGAGTTAGGCGAAGTGCACTCATCAGTCTCAGTAATCTTACCGATGATCGAATCCGACGAGCCAAAAGCGGAGAGTGGCACGTAGCTAACCCGCAGCGTGGTCTAGCAAACAACTCAGCATGTTATACCGAGAAGCCTGACCTCGCTGCCTTTTTAAACGAATGGAAAAGTTTGTATGAGTCGCTCTCAGGAGAACGAGGAATGTTCAGCCGAGTCGCAAGTCAGAAGCAAGCTGCAAAAAACGGTAGGCGAGATGCTGACCGAGAGTTTGGGACAAACCCTTGTTCAGAAATTATCCTCCGTCCTTATCAATTCTGCAACCTATCGGAAGTTGTTGTTAGGCCAGCCGATAGTCTTAAAGATCTCAAACGAAAAGTACGAGTTGCGGCTATCCTTGGCA